TGTAACCCCATTTATCCCAGCACAATCATATTTGATTAATAATCTTAAAACTAAAAAAATTAAAGAATTATTAGAAACGATGCCCTGGGATGCTATTGATTTATGGATGTGTAATGTTGCTAGACTAAAAATAGGTACAGCCGAAAAAATATACACTAAACATCTTCCTGGTTATAGTATTATAGAACAAACAGTTAAAGATAGTAAAACAGATAACCCTTTAATCTTCATTCAAGAATGAAAATATGTCAAGTAGACCCAGGTTGTGGTATTCCAATCCCTCCTCCAGCATGGGGTGCTATTGAAAAAATAGTATGGGAATTTTATAATAATCTAAAAAAATTAGGACATGAAGTAGATATCAAAATGTCAGGACATATACAACCTGGAGAATACGATATTGTACATTGTCATGTTGCTAATTTAGCAATACAATTAGCAGAAAGAGGTATTCCTTATGTTTATCAACTTCATGATCACCATGCTTATTATTATGATAAAAATTCTCATGTTTATAAAGAAAATTTAAAAGCAATTGAAGGTTCTCTTATATCTTTAATGCCTGCTCGTTTTTTAGTTGATTATTTTGACCATCCAAAATGTGTATATTTTTCTCATGGTGTTAATATTGATGAATTTTACCCACAACCTAAATCATCACCATCTAAACCTAAATTACTAATGATAGCTAATAATGGTTTAGGTGGAGATCCTACATTTGATAGAAAAGGTTTTTTATTAGGTTTAGGATTAGCTATGATGAATAATTTAGAAATTACCATAGCCGGACCCTCAGACAATAAAAGATTTTTTAATGCTCATCTATGGATGTTTAGTTATCCTAAACTAAACTTGGTTTTTGATACTTCTAATAGTAAATTGTTGGAATTGTATCATGAACATGATATTTTTGTACACCCAACAATGTTAGAAGCTGGTCATCCTAATTTAACAATGATTGAAGCAGCAGCTGCCGGATTACCATTAATAGCAAATTGGGAACATGAAACTGATTTTCATGGTGCTTGGAGAGCTCCTCGTGATGTGTTTGAAATGGATAGAGGTTTAAAAGATATATTAAATAACTGGGATTTATACAGAGAAAAAATTCAAAATACATCTCAAGAGTTATCATGGTTTAATCGTTCAAAAGAATTAGTTGATATATATGAAAGAAGTTTTAATTGAAGAGTATAATAACATTACTCAACTTAATTTACCTTATAAAAAAAATTCTAATAGATTTGTATTTCATTTTTTAAAAGGAGCATTTTTAGAAATATTAGGTTCTGACTCAAAAAAGTATATTGTTAAATTTTTTGATAAAACAAAAGATAAACTAATACACGAAGCCGAAATTACAAATAATATGTGGACTAAACCAGGTATTGAATATTTTATTAATTGGCGAATTGAAGTTTATGATAAAGAAACTGATGAACTAGTATTTGAACATGATTATAATGCTAAAAATAAGCGTGTCTATATTCATTTAGAATCATCAGCTATTGGAGATACACTAGCGTGGTTTCCGTTTATAGATGAATTTAGAAAAAAACATCAATGTCATGTAATTTGTTCTACATTTCACAATGAATGGTTTGAAAAAGAGTATCCTGAATTAGAGTTTGTTACTCCGGGAACTGAAGTACATGATTTGTATGCTATGTATAATATAGGTTGGTTTTATGATAATAAAGAAGTTGTTAAAACAAAAATTCCAATTGATTTTAAACAACATCCCTTAGGAGAAACAGCAACCTCAGTTTTAGGATTACCATATTTAGAAATTAAACCTAAGATAACAATACCAAATAAATCCAAACAAATTGATGGTAAATATGTAGTTATTGCCCCACATGCTTCTGCTCATGCTAAATACTGGAATCATAAAGGTGGTTGGCAAGCTGTAATTGATTATTTAAATGAGCAAGGTTATAAAGTAGTAATGATTACTCATGAAAAATTAGGAGATAAATGGCATGATTCTAAATTAGGAGGTAAATTAAAAAATGTAATTGATAAAACAGGAAATTATCCTATTGAAGATAGAATTGTAGATATAAAACATGCGAATGCCTTTATAGGTGTGGGTAGTGGTCTTTCATGGTTAGCATGGTCCATAAGTACTCCTGTAATACTCATTTCAGGATTTAGTTTACCATATAGTGAATTTACAGATTGTGAACGTATTTTTAATTATGATACTAACATATGTACTGGTTGTTTCAATAAACATTGGTTAAATCCGGGTGATTGGGAATGGTGTCCTGAAAATAAAAATACATATAAACAATTTGAATGTACAAAGACTATTAAACCTTCTAGAGTAATTGAATCTCTTAATAAAATTCTTAATATTTATTAACATGGATAAAATAGTTCTAACTCCAGAAGAATTGTCCGTTTTAAAAGAATTAAAAAATAAAAGAGATATATTATCTAAAAGTTTTGGTGAATTAGAAATAGAATACCAAACCCAAAAGCAAAATCTCTTACATCAGTTACATAAAATTAATACCAATCAAGAAAAAATTGGTGTTTTGTTACAACAAAAATATGGAGAAGGAACCATAGATATCAACACAGGTATATTTAAAAAAACCTGATTTTGAAAAATTTTAATATATTTATAACAAAACAAAATTAATTTTAAAATGGCAGAAACATTAATATCACCAGGTGTACTTGCAAGAGAAAATGACAATTCATTTGTTTCAACAAGACCTATTAGAAATAGTGCCGCTATTATAGGACCAACAGTATTAGGACGAGTACAAGTTCCAACAATTGTTACTTCATATAGTGATTACACTAACAAATTCGGTTCTACATTTATAAGCGCTAGTAATGTTTATTCTTACTTTACTTCTATTGCAGCTTATAATTTCTTTGCTAATGGAGGTGAAACTTTACTTGTAACTAGAGTAGTAAGTGGAACTTATTCCCCAGCAACTTCCTCATTTGTTTCAGGTAGTACAGCAGGTGCTATTGCTAGTGGTAGTGCATTTAAATTAACTACTATTTCTGAAGGTACTATTATGAATAGTACTAGTACTCCTGACATTAGTGGTTCTTTACCATCTGGATCTGTAAATAATATTCGTTGGGCAATCCAAAACTCTTCTACTGCATCAGGAACATTTGATCTATTAATTAGAAGAGGTGATGATAATACTGACAACCAAATAGTATTAGAAACATGGACTGGTTTATCATTAGACCCAACCGCTCCAAATTTCATTTCAAAAGTAATTGGAGATCAATATGAAGCATTTGATGCAGGTACTACTTCAGTACAAACTTATGGTAACTACAAAAATAATTCTCGATATGTTTATGTATCTAGTATTGATCCTGATTTCTTAATGCCTTATTATTTTGATAATAATGGTAATCCAAAAGCACAATATGCAGATTTTATGCCTGCTAACAGTAATGTAAGTGGTACATTTGGTGCTGCAACTGGTACTGTAGCTGCTGGTGCTAATTTCTATAATAATATTAATGGTACAAATACTCAAGGATTAGTAGCACTTAACTATACAAATTCAATTGCTTTATTAGCTAATCAAGATGCTTATCAATTTAATGTGTTAGTAACACCTGGTTTATATAATTCAGATTCAAATTACGGACCAGTAATGACTACTATTATTAATAATACTCAAAATAGAGGTGATAATATTTATGTAGCTGATTTAGTACCTTATAGTTCAAGTGTAAATACAGTAACTACACAAGCAGGTCAAAGAAATACTTCATACGCAGCTGCTTACTGGCCTTGGGTACAAATAGTTGAACCAGATTCAGGTCAATTAGTATGGGTTCCAGCTTCAACAGTAATGCCAGGTGTATTTGCCTATAACGATACAGTATCTGAACCTTGGTTTGCACCAGCCGGTATCAATAGAGGTGGATTAAATCTTGTAGTTAGAGCAGAAACTAAATTAACTCAAACTCAAAGAGATAATCTATATTCAGGAAATGTTAACCCAATAGCTACATTCCCAGCAAATGGTGTTGTAGTATATGGTCAGAAAACATTACAAAAACAAGCATCTGCTCTTGATCGTGTAAATGTTCGTCGTTTATTAATTGCTCTTAAAAATTATATCTCAGGAGTAGCTCAAAACTTAGTATTTGAACAAAATACAATAGCTACAAGAAATGCTTTCTTAGCAGCAGTAAATCCTTACTTAGAAACAGTACAACAAAAACAAGGTTTATACGCTTTCAAAGTAATTATGGATGATAGTAACAACCCAGCTGATGTAATCGATAGAAACCAAATGGTAGGTCAGATTTATATCCAACCAACTAAAACGGCAGAATTTATTTATCTAGATTTCAACATCTTGCCAACAGGTGCTACTTTCCCTGGATAAAAGATTTAAATATTAAATATTTATAATAAAATTAAATAAACAACAAAAATGGCAATATTAGATTCTAACGAAATATTTTTCACCGCGTTTGAACCAAAACAGGCGAACCGATTCATCATGTATATTGATGGTATCCCTTCATACGAAATCAAAGGTGTAAGTGCTATTACTTTAAACTCAGGTACTGTTCAATTAAACCATATCAACGTTCAACGTTACGTTAAAGGTATAACAAAATGGGATCCAATTACATTTACTCTTTACGATCCAGTAACACCATCAGGTGCTCAAGCAGTAATGGAATGGGTACGTTTACACCACGAATCAGTAACAGGACGTGATGGGTATTCAGATATGTATAAAAAAGATTTAACATTCAACGTGTTAGGCCCTGTAGGTGATATCGTTTCAGAATGGATCTTAAAAGGATGTTTTATCACAAGTGCTAACTTTGGTGAATATAACTGGGATACAGCAGATACAGCAATAAACCTTCAAATGGTTGTTCAACCTGATTACTGCGTATTGAACTTCTAATAAAAAATCAAAAAATAAATCGAAAAGAGCTCGCATTTTTTGCGAGCTTCTTTTTTTTCCATATATTTATATACGACAATAAAGTTATCTAAATAAAAATTATGGAAGAAAAAAAATTCAAATTCCCTACAGAAATTGTAGATCTACCTTCAAAAGGTTTATTATATCCTGAAGGTCATCCATTATCAAGTGGTACTGTTGAGATAAAATATATGACCGCTAAAGAGGAAGACATTCTTACTAATATGAATTATGTTAAACAAGGAGTAGTAATAGATAAATTATTACAATCTCTTGTAGTAACTAAATTTGATTGGGATGATTTGTTAATAGGAGATAAAAATGCAATTATGATTGCATCTCGTGTTTTAGGTTATGGTAAAGATTATCCATTTACCTATGAAGGAGAAGAAATAGTATTAGATCTTAATGAGTTATCTTCAACTTACTTAGATGAAGAAAAAGTAACTCGTGGGGTTAATGAGTTTGAATTTATAACTCCTGTTGGAAAGAATAAACTCACATTTAAATATTTAACTGCAAGAGATGAAAAATTAATTGAAGCTGAAAATAAAGGCCTTAAAAGACTTAATAAAAACGCTTCAGCTGATATTTCAACTCGTTTAAAATATCAAATTCTATCAGTTGACGGTGAAACTGATCAAAAAACAATTCGTGAATTTGTTGATAATTATTTTTTAGCTCGTGATTCTGCTGCTTTTAGAGCACATATCAAAGAAACACAACCAGATATTAGAATGACGTTTGTACATGAGGGCGCAAATGGTGAGGAGGAGGTCACCGTGCCCATGCAAGTCCAATTTTTTTGGCCTGACGCAAGAGTATAGATATTTATTGTTTAAACAAATCCATGAAATACTTTTTTATGGACGTGGTGGGTATGATTATGATACTGTTTATAATATGCCTGTTTGGTTAAGAAATATTACTTTTAAATTTATTCAAGATTCGATTAACCAAGAAAACGAAGCAAAAAATGAAGCTCATAATAAAGCTTTAGGTAAAAGTGGTAAAACTACTTTAGATTGGGCTAACCCAGATAAAAGTAAATTAAGATAATTATTATAAGGGTATCAAAAATTTGGTACCCTTTAATATTTATAACATATACTTCATATTAAATGGCTAAAAAAGAAGAAATACAAAAGAAATTAGTTGAGGATGTGAACAAAGCAATCTCTGACCAGATTAATTTAGTTTCATCTCTTGAAGATTCAATGAATGATCTTCTTAAAATCTATAGAGAGAAAGGATCATTAGATAAATTATCCTTAACTAATATTAAAGCCGTTGCTGCTGCAACCAAAAATATGAAATCAGAATATGATTCTGTAAAAGAGGTCCAAAAAGATATAGCTAAAAATACCAAACTACAGAATGATTTAGAAAGACAACAATTAGCTTTATATAAAAAGGGAGGAGAAGAATTAAAAAAAGAAGTTAATGAATATAAAGCTCAAGAAAAATTAACAAAAAAAGCCGAAGAAAATTTAGCTAAATATGTGAAGCAACAACGAATGGGAGTTCAAGGAGCTGAGGAACTTGTTGCTGAAGCTGAAGAAAATTTAAGAATTCAACAACAGAATTTAGAATATGCTCAATCTATATTAACTCCTGAAGCTGAACAAGTTAGATTACTAGAACAAGCTGCGCAACTTAATAGAGATAATAATTCTATTTTAGAAGAACAACTTCGTACTAGAAAAAATTTAGAAAATGCTGAAAAAGGTCTAGTAACTTTAACAGCTAATCTAGGTAAAGTTTTTGATAAAATAGGAGCTAGTGGAATTGGTAAAGTCTTCTCAGATGCCGCTGAAAAATCTAAAAAGATGATTTATGAAGCCACCAATGGTGGTCAAAAAGCAATTGGTGCTTTTGGAAAAATGAAAATAGCAGCTACATCTTTTGGAGCAGCTCTTAAAGTAGCATTAGGTCCTATGGCTTTATTAGGAATGCTGGTTTCAGGATTCCAGAAATTTAAACAAAGAGCAGAAGAAGCAAGAAATTTATTGGCTGATATGAGCCAACAATCCGCAGATTTCGGTAGAAATTTAGGAATGTCTTCTTCAATGGCTAATAAAGTAGTAGGTTCTGCTAAAGCTCTTGGTAGTGCAATGGGTATGACCCGTGAACAATCCGTAGCTTCTGCTGAAGCAATATATGGCCAGATAGGTGGTGTAGAAAAGCTTAGTAATAAAACTATGCAAACTTTTATGAAATTAAATGTTCATGGAGGTGTTTCTGCTGAAACTATTGGCCGAATGTATACTATGTCAAAATTAACTGGGGCAGAAGCAGGAAAAGTTGCTAATAACATAGCAAAACAAGCTCAAGAATCAATTAAGTCCATGAAGGTTAATGTTAGTATGAAACAAGTCATGGAAGGTGTTAGTAAAGTTTCAAATAGAATGCTCCTTTCATCAGGTGGATATTCTAAAGCAATAACTACAGCTGTTGTTCAAGCTAAAAAATTAGGTTTAGAAATGGACCAAATTGAAAGCATAGCAAACAGTTTATTAAATATTGAAGATTCAATTGCTGCTGAAATGGAAGCAGAATTGTTAACTGGTAGAGAATTAAATCTTGAAAAAGCAAGAGAAGCAGCATTAAATGGTGATAATGCTAAATTAATGGAAGCCTTAGCAGAACAAGGTATTACAGCTGCTGAATATGGTGATATGAACCGTATTCAACAAGAAGCCTTAGCTAAATCATTAGGAATGAGTGGTGAAGAAATGTCTAAAATGTTAGTCACTCAAAAAGAAAATGAAGCTTCTAATCAAGATTTATTAGATACTCAAAATCAAGGTATAGCAGCTATGACTACTATGGCTTCTTTAGCTGAAAGTTTAAAAAACATGGAAGAAGCAAGAACATTAGCCGCAGCTGATGGAGCAGATAATTTAACTAAATTCCAACATGCTATGGATAAATTAATGATTGCTGCTCAACCACTTCTTGATATGATCTTTATTCCTATATTGGACACTTTAACCATGATCATTGAAAAAGTTACAGGTTTAATAAATGGGTTTGTAAAAGCAAGACAAGAAGGAATGGGTATTTTTGAAGCTTTAGGAAAAGTATGGTCTCAAGCTGACATGATTGGAAAAGTAATGATGGGAATTGCTGGTACTGTAGCTGCTATTAGAGCAGGACAAATAGCAATTAACATTGCTATGAAAGCTTATGCTGCTATGGCAAATATTGTAAAAGGAATTCAAGTAGCTATTAAAGTAGCTCAAGGTGTTCAATTAGGATACCAAGCAGCAATGGGTGGTATGGAAGCAAAAAGAGCTCTTTTAGAAAGACAAGGATTAATAAGATCAGTAGGTACCGCTATATTTAAAGTAATTGGTTCATTAGCTGCAATCCCAGTTGCCGGTTGGGCTTTAGGTTTAGCAGCCGCTGGTGCTATTGGTGTTATGGCTGCTAAATATATGAATGATGGTATCATTTCTCCAAAAACTGGAGGTGGTGGATATGGTGATAGAGTATTATATGGTCCTGAAGGTGCTATTTCATTCAATAATAAAGACACTATTGTAGCAGGAACCAATTTATTTGGAAATGATGTAGCATCAGGCCCAGATGCTGGTAAAGCTGGAGGTGGTGGAGCTGTAGTAGCAGAATTACAAAGAGTATCAGCCTTATTACAACAAATTTTAGCTAAAGAAGGTGCTGTAATGATTGATGGTAATAAAGTAGGAACTACATTAGCTTTATCTAATTACAAACAACAATAATTTTACTTTTTAATATTTATAAACAAAAAACAATGGGAATCTTAAATTTATTATCCAAAAATGCGTTGAGTTTAAGTGGTTTAACTCCAAAAGTATACACTCAACAACAAGCTCGTTTAGAAAAACAATTTGCTAAACAATCTAGATTAGATTTAGACGGAAAAACTCCTGAGAAATACGTTAATAATCAACCTAAGTAATTACTAATTATGGGTTTAGTCACATTACTTACGGAACCAGAATCCTTTAAATTTTATAAAGGTAAGGGCTATACTTATGGTCCTCGAGAAGTTTCGTGGAATGCCGGAACTCCTGATAATAACGGAGTTATGGGTAATGGGGCAAAAACTAAACCCTTAGTAACAACTCCTCTTCCTGCTCTAGATACAGCACAAACTCCTCAAACTTTAATTGATAGTTTATATCGAGGACAAGGAGTTTTAACTCGTTCAACCCTCCAAGATACAGAACGAATCAGTAAATTCTTAATCTCAGAACAAGGTTTACAATTCATTGCTAAAGAACAAGCATTACTTCTTACCCAAAACATCAGACAGTATGGTAGTAATGTTAGTCAATGGCAATTTATTAACCCTGCTTCTTATGTTGAAAATACAGCATTAGCACCTACTGGTGTAAATGTTAGAAATACTTTTACATTTGGTTTAAATCCTACTTTTACACGTGAAAGTACTTACGGTGAAATGCCAACGTATAAAACGAAAAGAGATCGTGCGGCAGCGCTAGCGGTGAGAAGCAGAGGATTAGCTGATACAATAACTACAAGTCCATTATATAACAGTACTAATGGTCCTAACCCCGATTATTTAACAGATACTGTTCCATTTTATATTCAAAAAATTAATAATGATGGGTCAGGTAATAATACTTACATCCACTTTAGAGCATATTTAACTGGATTAACAGATGATTATGGAGCTGAATGGAAAGGAACTTCATATATGGGTAGAGGAGAACAATTCTTTACTTATAATGGATTTAGTAGAGACCTGAACTTCAGTCTTCAAGTTCCTGTATTATCTAGATCTGAACAATCTTCTGTATATAGTAAATTAAACTACTTAGCATCATTAATGGCCCCTGATTATACCGAAGGAGGATTTATGCGTGGTAATTTAGTTAAAATAACCATAGGTGATTATATTATTGATCTTCCTGGAATAATAAAAGGTATTGGTTTTGATATTGATGATGAAGGAGGATGGGATATTGCTCGAAATGACCTTGGAGGACGAGAAGAGAATGCATATATTATGCCTAAACTTGTTAATATTAAAAGTATTAAATTTACACCCATTCATAACTTTATTCCTCAAACAGTTAGTAACAAGTATGTTGTATCTGGAAGTGGAACAAATGTTAATGCTCCGTTTATATCATTTGGTAAAACAGGAGATCCTAATAATAATGCTGGTGGATATTATAATACTCCACAACCTGCAACATTACCATCTGAATTAATAAATACTTTATCCAATATACCTCTTCTATAATAAATGAATAGCAGATACACAAATATCCCCCTAATTCCATTTTCAGAAGCTGAAGGTAATAAGATACTTCCTATTCAAAGAAGTACTCGATATCCTGAATTACCTAAGGATGTAAATGATACTTATGCTATTACTACTGAAGGTGATAGATTAGATTTATTAGCTCAAGAGTTTTATGGTGATACAAACCTTTGGTGGATTATAGCTTCTGGTAACCCTGATATTATTCCTCAAAATTCTCTGTTTATTCCTGTTGGAACTGAAATAAGAATTCCGTATAATGTATCACTTGCTAAAAGTCTTTTTAATACACTAAATAGAATATAATATGCCAAAAAATGGAAACATTACAGGTCAAGTTTTTGATGAAGATGTTATTAAACAGATAGAAGCTAGACAAAACTTTTTAGGAGCACGTTACAGAACTGATGCTCATCTTATTTATGGAAATAATAATAATGCTTTTTTAAGATTAGCATCTTCTATTAATGTTGGAACCAGTTCTTCTCCAATTGAAATTCAAGTTTCTGGAAGTACAGTAAATAATACATCTGCCCAAGAAGCAGCAACAAGCGATTTACTTTCTCAAGGAAAAAATCAATTAAAAGAAAGAGGCATTAATGAAAACCTTACAGGAATGGAACTTGCTAAAGCTTGTGTTTTATTCGGTGGAACTGTAGGAGTTGATGATAAATTAAATCCAAAATTTAAATTTGGAATAGTAGATAATGGTGGTAGTGCTGCTTATGATTATGTAAGTACAATTGCTGCTTATGGATGGGGTGGAATTTCATCTAAAGGTTTTGTTCCTATGCCTAGCATAGAATCAGCAGATGTAAGTTTCTTTAATAGAGGAGCATTACAAAAAGCAACAGTAAAAATCAAAGTTTATTCTTTAGAACAACTTCAAATATTTGATGTATTGTATTTTAGAATTGGTTATACTATGCTTTTAGAATGGGGACATAATATTTGGTTAGATAATGATTTAAAAAATAATCCTAACCCAATTAATGAACGTAAAGAATTTACCACAGATCCTTTTAAATTGTTCTTTACAGAAGGATCTAGTCAACAAGATATCATAAAAGCTATTCATAGACAAAGACAACAAGAAAATTATAATTATGATGCTATGCTTGGTAAAGTTACAAACTTTACTTGGAAATTTAATGATGATGGTTCATATGATATTGATTTAAATCTAGTTGGTCTAGGAGATATAATTGAATCTCTTAAAATTAATAAAGCTAATATTGTTACAAACAAAAATGAACTTACTCCATCTCAAATAGCTGATAAAAAACAATCAAATTTAGATAAGGCTTACAAAGCTGCTGATGCTCAAGATACCGCAGCTGATACAAAAGCTCAAGAAGCTCAACAAAAATTACAAGAAAAAGTAACATCTGTAAATGCACAGTTAAAGAAAATAACTGATAGTATTAAAAGTTTTGTCTCACAGATAAAATCAAAAACAACGGCAACTGATAATTTTAAATCTAATGCTACTGGTTTAAATGTTACAGTAGGTACAGATGCTGAAACTAATAGAGCAGCAGGTGATGCTATTAGACAATTTGAAAGCCAATTATCTACTTGGAAAAATGCATGGATAAGAGAAACAGACTCAACAGCTGCTAAATATGATGCAATATTTGGTGCAAATGTTTCAACTATTAAAGCTAAAGTTGCTCAATTAAAAGCCCAATATAAATCAATCACAGGTAAAGATTTAGCATCCGTAAAAGATGCTGAATCAGAAGCAGAACGAATTAAAAAAGAAAATGAAGCAAAACGTAGAGGTTTAGATGCGGCTGCTCAAAAACTAAAAAAAGAAGAAGAAATCCGCCAATTATCCCCAGTTACTTCTGTAGAAACCAAAAATAAAACAGCTTTAAATTTAAGATTATACAATTGGAGATTAGATGCTCAGAATGGTACTGATCCAAAAAATCTATTTAAATTACTCCTAACAGCAAACTCAGCAAACCCTTCATCCACTGGAGCTGCTACTTTAAGTTTAAATTTTTATTATGTAAGATTAGGTTATTTGTTAGAATGGATTGAAGATAATCTTCTTTTATATGATCCAACAAAACCAATCACCCCATCTGATTATGAACGTGCTTTAAATAATACAAACCCTTCAACCTCAGGAAATCAAATTTTTACAATAGATACAAACCCTGAAAAAAATTATTGTTTAAGATTCCCCTCTCAGTTTTCAGTAGATCCAAAAGTTTGTATTATTCCTAGTCAATATGAAAATGAAGACAAAACCATTACATGGAATGTTCTCCCAGAACTTAAGGGATATATAGTTGATGAAAATCCATATATTGGTCGATTAATGAACATATTTGTTAATATAGATCATGTAGCTGGGTGTTTAGATAAAAACACGGATGTGAATGGTAAAACTAATTTATTAAAATTTTTAACATCTTTATTTGATGATATAAATGATGCTTTAGGTAATGTAAATAAATTAGAACCTATTTTTGATTCAGAAAATAATCAATTAAAAATTATTGAAGGTAGTAGTTTAGAAAACATCGATGATATAATTGCGGATGTAGAGAAAGAAAAAAATAACATGGCTGTATTTCAAGTATATGGTATAGGTACAGAAAATACTCCATATGGTAGTTTTATAACTAATGTTGACTTTCAAGTTCAATTACCTCCTAACATGGCTGCAATGGCAACAATTTCCGCTCAAGCAAAAGGTAATATTGTAGGAGAAAATGCTACTGGATTATCAAAATTAAATAAAGGATTTACAGATAGATTAATTACTTTAAAACTAGATAAGGACAGCCTTGAAGGTGTTCAAACAGGAAAGGCAGATCCTAAAGAAATATTCAAAACTAATATTCAAGCAGTAAGCAAATTTGTTAATACATTATATAAAGACAAATTTTATTCCAAAGATACAGTTGATTCAACTCGTTCTTCAAATAGGGATGTTGCTTTATATTTAACAGGTAATGATGCTTTAGAAGATAATATGCCTGCTCCATTCTTTATCCCTTTTAATCTTTCATTAACAATGAACGGACTATCAGGAATGAGAAATTATGAGCGTTTTTCAATTACAGAACAAATTTTACCATATAGTTATAGATCAGGAGATCAAAAAGGAGTTATTGACTTTTTAATTAAAGGTATTTCCCATTCAATTAAAGATAATAAATGGGAAACCAAAATTGAAAGTTTAACTGTGGGATCAAATAGAAAGTGGAAAATTAAAAACTTACAATAATGCCTTATTATCCGAAAACCAAAATCCAAACTAATTTGTTTGCCAATGGTGAATTGGTTAGGGTATCAGATTTATCCCCATATGTCGGTCCTTATTATAAATTATCTACTGGACAAAAATATGTTGGAATAAACCCACAATCTAATAGATATCCTGAAGAACTAATAGATCCTATAGAATTAGGTAATTCATTAGCTCAAGAAGGTTTATTTACTCAATTACAAACATCTTTTGTAACTACGGGTTCAATAAACACATATGTACAAAATTTAGAAGTACCTCCAACAAGTCAAAGAGTACCTGTTCCTTATTATCCTCAACCTACATCACAAAGTTATCAAGTAGGATATTTTGATAGATACTTTGCTAAACAAGTAAATGCTACTATTTTTATAGAAATTAATCAATCAACTTTTGAAAATTTGGCAGAACACAATAGTGAATACTTGTGGCAGTTGTATAATGTTACCTCTATTCCTTGGCAAATTTCGGGAAATGTAGAAAATGTATATAAAACAAATAGAAATTTAGTTAAATTAGCAGAAAAAAATGGTTTTGAAGGATTATCTAGATTTTTAAAAGAAAACTACATCAAATTTTATCAAGGGTCTGATCAATCTAAATTTCGTTTACCAAATAAAGTTGGAGACATGAGATAACTGTTTTACCTTGGTGTAAAATAGGTTATAAATGTTTTGGCTAATAGAAACTCAAGATCAAATTGAATATTTGATTAATAAAAAATACAAGGAAGCATTCATTGAGATTATTCCTTATCATGATAAAATACACCCCGCCATCAATGGTGTGTCTCTAGTGTATTT